ATTGAGGCATTTGTAGATGGTCTGCCTAAGCAGGAAGCGCAGAGATCAATCCCTGATTTGAGCAGGGGAATACCGGTGAGTAAGGAAGCCGAATATGCCACAGTTATCAGCGGAGTAAACTGGACACTTGAAAAGAACTTCGCAAACTCTCTTGTGGCAATGGCGGCATTCAATCGGTGCTGGGACAACATAGACCTGACTGAGGATTACTGGAAAGAAGCAATCAACGGGAAAACAAGGTGGTCAAAGTTGGGAGGCAGTTCCATATCTCAATTGAGGGACATAAAGGTGAGATGGAGTACAGAGCTTGATGCGTTTGAGCGTACAAATCCCAACGCAGATCGTAGCTCATACAGGGTTAGAAACCCCAAGACAATCTCCCTTTTAGCCTCTGGAGTGAAGCTATCCCCTCCAGTGAGTACATCGTAAGATCGGAGGAAGCCACCCATCCGTGTCTAGGCGCAGCCGGGATCATCGAAGTATTTTCAGACATATAAAGTCCACTCCCCTCCCTAGCAAGCCCCTTTCCGTGCTTCCTAGCAACAAGGAAGTAAGCAAGCAAGTGAAAAAGCAAGGCTATTCCTAGTCAAGGGGCTAGGAATAGCCTTTTTTTATTTCGGGAGCTTCTTACATGTAATATACAGTACGCTGAGTATACTGGATATACTCACACATGTGTACGTCTGTGTGCATCTTTGTATTCTGGCTACCTCGTTTTATATACTCAGTATACTCAGTATATTGAGTATATAGCGTTTACCCCGTAGGAGATCGGAGAGACCGAAATACCGCCCTTTAGATTTATAATATAAGGAAAAGGAGATCAATTGCTATGGCAAATCTTACTGTTCAAGATAGGTCAAAAATATGGAGGGCACTTATGCGACGTTGGTCAAAGGATGGAGCATTGTGCAACTTCACCAAACAGGCTTTGTACAATCCGCAAACCGATACTGGAGCGATTGCAAGTGTGGATACGTGGATTGACACCCATCAGGGCAATACAACGCTTGACAATATCGGTATGAATGGATCATTGTCTATTGCTATGAGATCAGCCCTTTCAGCAGAACAAAAAACCGATATATTGATTGCGATTGCTGCAATGAGACGGGGTGCTGAATATTTGCGTTCTGTCTTTGGTCAGGAGGTAGACTAAATGACTACTCGTTTTGTACTCACTCCAGAGAGTGCTCAATTTCCATCAGCCAACTTCCCACAGTTGACCACTATTCATTCAACAGAAAGAATTTTGGTGCTAGCGTTTGACCCAACAACACAGGAGACCTGTCAATGGCGTGGTATTGCTCCTCAAGGCGTTACCGGTACATGGACAGCAATCATCACCTACGCTATGGCAAGCGGTGTGTCTGGTGGGGTTGCCTTTGATGTGTCTGTACAGGCTGTCTCAAATGGTGACGCCCTAGACATTGATGCATCGGTATCGTTTGATACCGTCAATGGCGGGTCAGATGCCAGTGTACCAGGAACTGCCGGATACATTGAGCAAATCTCTATTACACTCAACAATATGGACTCTGTATCAGCTGGTGATTGGATTACTTTTCGCGTTGCCCGTGATGTAGCCGATGCTAACGATACCGCTGCAGGTGATGCCTACGTTCTTTCAGTCGAAGTCCGTGATGGAGCATAACAAGTAATGGGTATTCGTTTCAATGCCGCTGGTGAACGCATATCCCGCTCTGGTATTACGAGCGGTGCGTTCACTATGATGTGTTGGATGAAATGTGTTACTGCCCGCAATAATCAATGGGCAAATATTCTACAGCCTAATGATTGGCAGGAAGTTGCGCTGACAGGAGCAAATGGAAATGTTCTTACAATCTGGGACGGGGCTGAAAGAACAGGAAGCGCACTAACAGTTGGCAATTGGTATCACGTCACACTTACAACAGCAAACATTACGACTTACTCAGTTGGGAATACCAAGGTTTATCTGAACGGCATCGTAGACATATCTGCAACCGGTAATGGATCAACGAGTGGGTTACAATGTTTTGGAGATTACAGCAGCGGGAGCTATTTCAACGGCGTTATAGCATATGTCAAAACATGGAATGCTGAACTATCTCAAGCAGAAGTTCAACGAGAAATGTACTCTATATTACCAAGAAGATTTTCAAACTTGGTTTCGTTTGCTCCGACATTCTCTGGATCAGGAGAACGTACAAGAGACTATTCTGGCAATGGAAACAATTGGACAGAGAATGGAACTTTGACAGACGAGGATGCGCCACCAATTTCGTGGGGTGGATTTACGTCACTTGTTTTATCAGTTCCAACGTCAGCGTCTCATGACCTTGTTGCGGTTTCAATTGCGACAGGAAGCCCTACAATTGGTAGCCCGTCTATTGGACAGAAGCATATATTGAACGTATCTGTATTGATAACAGGCATTCCATCAAATGGAAGTCCTGTTGTCGGTCAGAAGCACGTATTGACTTCAACAAGTATTACGTCTGGCAATCCCGTCGTTGAGTCTCCTACTATCTTTGGTATCAATGCCTTATCAGTAAGCAATATAACAACGGGAAGTCCTGTTGTACAATCGGCGTCAATAGGTCAGAAACACTCTTTGTCAGCATCTGGGATTACGTCTGGCAATCCGATTATAGGACAGCCCTCAATCGGTCAAAAGCATAACATAACGTCAGGGGAGATCGTTGCTGGTAATCCGGTTATAAGCACTCCAACTCTTTCAACGGGAGCTTTCAATTTATCAGCGAATAGTATTGTAACAGACAATCCAATTATTACTTCACCCGTTATCGGTCAGACTCATCACTTATCATTGTCTGGAGTTGTTACAAGCAATCCTGTTATAGGACTTCCCTCATTATCTCAGGCAGCATTCCTAACTGCGACAAGTATAATAACTGGACTTCCTACTATTGGACAGCCAACAATATCGCAATCGGCTCATCTTCTATCGGTAAACATTACAACGTCTATTCCATTAGTAGGAAGCCCGTCAATATCACAGGTACATAATCTTGCTGCTTCGGAGATCGTAGCCGGTACACCTGTTATTGACTCGCCATCTGCAATATATGACTTCACAGACACCATCACGGCTAGTATCCAGTCTGAAAAGATTGGTGTTTATAATAGTGAAGGGATAGATACAATCCCATCACAAACAATTAGATCGGTATAAGGAGATAATCATGCCAGCTTTGAATGATCGTGTATTTGATAGCGGTCTCACTATCATTGATAGTGAAACCACTGCGCTTCATATCTTGAGCGCAGACCCTGGATTGACGTATGCGAATATCGCAACGTATACTCTGGGCAACAAGGCTAGTCCGGCGATTGCAGCACCGTCAGATCGTAGTGGCGGTGGACGTGAAGTTGTTGTATCCGCAATCACCGATGGATCAGTGACGGGCACTGGTACAGCTTCTCATTTTGCCCTGATTGATTCAGCCAATAGCAGAATATTGGCGTCAGGCGCATTGTCTGCTACTCAGGCTGTGACGAGCGGCAACACGTTTACCCTGACCCAGTTCGCTGTTGGCATCCCTGACCCGGCATAACATCATGGCAAGACAGGTATCCAAAACTCAATCAACATCGGAAGGGAAGCCGTACAAACTCAATTTCAATCTTCCTACTGGTGTTACACTTACTGATGTGACTGTTGTTCATACTCCTCCGTCAGGAAGCGGATTGGAAGTCCAGAAGATTATTGATGCCCCGGTTGCCTGGATATATCTTCCAACGGGTCTTGTTGAGGGCAGACATATTGTATCTGTTGTAGCAGTTACTGATGATGCTCATGTGTCGCCTGAAATAAGACTTATCATTGACGTAGTTATATGAAACCAAAAGTCAAGATGCCGCAACGCGCACCAAAGAATAGGAGCAAGGGCAAGCCCTTTGTGAAGGGTGATCCTCGCATCAATCGTAAGGGTGCTCCTGTTAGAGGTCAAACGTGGCGTGAGACAGTAAAAGACGCTACTGATAAAACCGTTCAGGACTTGGTTGACCTAAACATATTCACGCCCAAGTCTAAGATCGGAAAGTATTTCAGCAGACTGCCTAGCGATATGCTATTGAAAGATGCAATGGCAATCGCTGCGGTATCTTCGTATTTTGAAACAAAGAGCTTCCATGTGCTCAATATGTTGATGGATAGGGAAGAGGGCAGACCCGGTACATCATTACCTCCTCAAACAGAGAATGCCAGCAAGTTCTCTATTCCAGGGGAGTTGATTGGTAAAAGTTTTTCTGATGCTTATCGTGAGATCAAGTCTGATAAGTATACAGAGTATTGTTTCGAGGGTGGACGTGGAAGCCTCAAATCATCCTTCGTGAGTGAGGCAATAATAACACTCATGATAAACAATCCAGATATGCATGCGCTTGCTCTAAGGCAGGTATCAAATACGTTATTGGGTAGTGTATACAATCAAATCAAATGGGCAATAGCAATGCTTGGATTATCAGATAAGTTTGTATTCACTCCCTCTACGCTTGAGATAACGTATTCACCAACTGGGCAAAAGATTTTCTTCAGGGGAGCTTCTGACCCAACAAATATAAAGAGTATCAAGCCTGAGTTTGGATACATTGGTATTATATGGTTTGAGGAGTTTGACCAATTCCATGGTGAAACATCGGTGCGCAATATAGTTCAATCTGCTTTGCGCGGTGGTGACAGGGCATATCGTTTTCAAAGCTGGAATACTCCAAGAACAAAAGATCACTGGGTGCATAAGTATATGTCATTCCCCAGAGCAGATCGTTATCATCATCACTCTACCTATTTGGAGACCCCGAAAGAATGGCTTGGGGAGATATTCATCAGGGAAGCCCAATACTTAAAGGAGATAAACCATCCAGCATATGAACATGAGTATCTTGGAATTGCGAATGGCGCTGGCGGTCTAGTATTCAATAACACAGTGATTCGGAAGATAACGCAAAAAGAGATCGAAACATTCAACGAAGCCCTTCACGGTCTGGATTGGGGTTTTGCGGTTGACCCTGCATCCTACGGCAAAATGTATTACGATGCAACCAGGCGTAAGCTGTACATATACGGAGAGTCTCGTTCATGGAAGCAAAGCAACAAGGAGCTTTATGACGAGATACGCAAACATGGTTATGATGATCCAACAGAGCTTATCATTGCTGATAGCGCAGAGCCTAAGAGCGTTGCTGACTTCCGAAAGTTTGGCGCCAATTGTCGTGGAGCGGAAAAGGGCAAGGACAGTGTGCGATACTCCATCAAGTGGCTTCAAAATCTCGTGGAGATCGTTATTGACCCAGAGGCTTGCCCGTATCATAGTGAGGAATTTGTCAATTATGAATATGATCGCAATAAGGATGGCGATGTTATATCTGCCTATCCAGACAAGAACAATCACGGCATAGATGATGCACGTTATGCAACAAACTTGAAATGGCGAGTGATGGGTGAGTGATATGATCAGAGATTATCTAATCAAGACATTCAATAGTATGCTGACAAACGTCAGAGATTGGTTGAACAATATGATCAGTGATAAGGATATAAGAAAAGCCCTGAACATTGACGTGGCTATTGACTCCGATATGTTGAGCGCATTGACGTTATGGTCTCAGATGTATCGCAATAAACCATCGTGGAAGGGGA